AATGCTTTACCAGCTTCTGATATACCGAATGCACCAAGTGTCACTACAACAAATGATGTGTAGATTGTTTCTGATACTTTCAAGTCCATATCCCATACTAGTGCTGTGACTAAGTCAGTCATACCAAACACTACCATTAAGAAGAAAGATATGAAACCTATAATTGATTTTTCGTTTATGTCATTGTCATCTAAGAACAAATCTATAACTTTTCTTTTTGGAGGTGCTAATCCAGCACGTGCTTTCTTAGCTTCCTCTTGCATTTCTTTAATGTTGTCTTCTTGCTCATCGAGTTTATCGATAAGTGCCATATACTTCTCTAAAGAAATTTCAACTTCATTCGTATTGTTTTCTTTTTTATCACCCATAACCGTTTCCTTTAAATTATCGTCTTTTCATTTTGGCATTTTCTGCCTCTTGTCTAGACTTCTCTTCTTTAAGATGTTGCATTAACAACTTAATGTAAACTTCTCTTTCCCAAGGTATCATATTGTCTAACTCAGTCAACGAATACTTGTGGTGTTGCATTAATTGAAAGTTAGTGTTATAATGATTGAACACACTTTCATGAGAAAGAGCTATTAAAAAAAATTTTGAATTCCTTCTAACTTCTGCTCGTTCTTCGTTCCACACTCTTCACAATCCCATTCCAGTGTAGTTGTTAATTTAGGAAGTTGGTCGAACCATTTTCCTAAAAGTTCTAACTGAGGGAAAGTTAAACTATCCACAAATTCGTCTCGTTCTAATTTAGTCAAATCTGCACCTTCATAAACATTCTCTTCGTCAAAAATGTTTACTATGGATTCTTTAATAAGTTCTACTGTTTGTGCTTCTTCTTTTAGGTCTGCGACCTTTTCGACTCCAGCAACATTAGGTATACTTAATGTTAAACCCACCGTGTCAGTAATCATAACAGTAAAGTCTTGTGGAATCTCACCTTCAGGTTGAATATCATCTAAACTAAGTGTCACCTCTTTTGTATGTGGACACTCTCTATTCACGCATGGAAACATCAATTTAGATGTGTCCCCTACAGATACTTTTCTTACTTGAATGAATAACCATTCTAAGTCTGTAGTCGGTAGTTCCTCAATAACTATCTTGTCATTGGTCACTGCTTGTAGCAATTTTTTAACAGATTGCATAGTCTGTTTTGTGTCTGCACCTTCTTTAGCCTGAACTAAAATGTTCTGTTCCTTTACTAGAAATGGACGATATTCTATATCTTGTCCACTAACTGGTAAAACTGTTCTATAAGTCGGTGTCGACTGTATTGGTAATGCCATTATATTATCCTCACTTTATTAATTAATTCTTAATCACCACCACCACCGATGTTAAGACCACCAATTTTTCTACTGATATTCTTACCACGGGTAATTTGGCCTTCAAGACCACTTACTTTATTTAGGTATTCTCCAGCCTTTGGATTAAACCTAGACAACACTTTGAGTGTATCCATAGTTGCATCTAAAATACTTCCTTTTCCTAATGGGTCTTGTTTTGCACCATTGTCCATTGGTTCTATTGTTCTTACTTCGTCTGCTTCACTTGGATATGAAACTTCAAAGTTTTTATATTCAAATGTGACTTCGAACTCCATAATTCCACCACCTTCATTTGAACTTGAAACTGTTTGTTCTGCATATGATACTGGATATACGTCTTGGAATTCGTATAACATTCTCTTTTTCCCACCCATACTTAATTGTGCAACGTTGATACTTCCAGTGTATTCGTTTAAGTATTTCATGACTGGTTGAAACTTTGTTCCCCTATCTCTACTATGTGAACTACCTTCAGGTTTACCTTCAAATATTGAACGTTGCCATGCGTCGATAAGGATTCTATCGTAGAAGAAAGTGTCACATATGAATGTCAGTGATAACCCACCGTCATAACTAACTGTTCCATCAGGGATTTGACGAGGAGCTCCGAATGTTGCTTCTTCGTTAGTTCCCAATTCAACGCCTGGGAAACTTGCATTGATACAACGGAAGTTATGTCCGTCATCAGTTTTAAATTTAAAACCACCGATGGAATTGGGACTATTGATTTGAACATCAAAATAATTGGGTCTTGCACCCGTATCAAAATAAGATATAAACTCACTGATTCCTACACTCATACTACCTTCCTTCTACTATCTGCATATACAGAATTTGCGTTTACGTTAAATTGTTGTGACGGTAACATTGCAACCACTTCCCAAAATTGAGGTGGGACTAAACTAAATTGACTTGTAATGTGACCGTAGAGATATTCTTTTAAACATGGTTTATAATATTTCAATCTTGATACCCCTTTCAGTAATTCATATGTTAATCTAAATCTAGTTGTCTCGTTATAATCTTTATTGTTTGTATATTCATACAACTCTTCTAAGAATAAAACTCTATAACGAGGTGCAATGTAATGTAAATTGATTCCTATAAATCCTGTTGCATACTTTCTAATTGGTATGACTAAAGGAAATCTATCGAAATAGGGTAGTGTATTTTTATGTTTTGCATCATAGAAATACATATACATTCTACCTATTTCAAGTGTAGTGACCACTTCACCTTCTCTTAGTGTTTGGTCAGGTCTCACCTTTACATTTCTTAGGTTGTCTTTGAACCATTCCAATGAGTCGAAGCTCCTTTGTTCTAATTCTGAAGGAGATTCGTTTTGTAATTTTTCAAATAGACCTGCCATTGTCTATTATTTATGCCTTTAGAATGTTTTTATAACTTTAAATGTCTCACATTCCCATTCTTTTTCTTCAAAAGGTATGTGCATGATTTGTTCTAAATCAGTATCATCAAATAACTTGTTGTCTTTCATGTGTATTTCTAAAGACTTATTACTATCTTTAAAGAGGTCTAAGTAGTCTACTGTAGTTTCACCGATTAGTGTTGGTAATTTGAAGTTAAATATTTCTGATTGAATACGATATGCAGTTAGATAGTATTGTGGTCTATCCTCGTCAACGTGCCATTCTAGTAAAGGTTTATTTGAAAAGGTATTCGGACTTCCTTCTGCAAATCCCCTTGTGTCTATCCATTGTTGTTTATCAACACTGAAGATATCTTTCCATGTATTGAAATCTATAATATTGTTTTCAGTAAAAAACTCTTCTTGACAATCCCAAAAAACAATACCTTGTTTTTCCATTTTACCCAAGTACATTGCATATTGTCTACAAGAGCCTGGGTGAAACCATACACCAAGAGAGTCAGTCTTCATACTACCTTGTGGATATGAATACCAACCTTCTTCTTTCCAAGTGTCTAAGAGATATCTACATTTACTTGCATGAAAGAATGCATTGTCTTCAGTATTTTCTAATCGTTTGTTATAGAGTTTTGCTGGTTGAATGTGACGTTCTAATGTTTCAAGATAGAATTCATTGTTTTGTATACCGTCTTCTTTTAACCATGGGTCACGAATGTTGTATTTCATTATGGCCTTACAATATCGTAATGCAGACATTTTAAGGTCTCGAGTAAGAACCTCGTGTTTTAAAATATCTCCAAACAATAATAGTTTGGGTCTAGACGTGTCTTTAATCTCATTAAAGAGTGTTTCAACTTTGTCATAGTCTGACTGTTCATTTAAAAATATTAACATAATTTTTTCCTTAAAATATTTTCTACTATCACCAAATCTTCAGGTGTGTCTACCGAGTATCCCTCGTCTTCCACCTTAACCATTTTGACTTTAAACCCATTCTCAACAAACCTTAACATTTCCACTGATTCACTTTTCTCTAATTCATGGACTGGAAGGTGTGGAAACATTTCTAAGAACTCTCTATTGAATGCATATAAACCCAATTGTTGTTTGACAATGGACTCTTCTTTTTGCATGTATGGTATACTTAGTCGTGAATAGTACAATGCATTATTGTATGAATCTGTTACAACTTTCACCACATTGTTATCATGTCGTTTGTCTGAATAAAAGTCTAACTCAACATATGCATTAGATACACTACCTAGTGTATGGGATTCTACTAACTGGTCAATAGCCTCAGGATTAATCAGGGGTTCATCTCCTTGTATGTTTACAAAGACATCTCCTTCAATATCTTTAATTCCTTTTGCACAACGGTCTGTTCCAGTCAAACATTCTTCGTCCACAATTAAACAGTTCATGCGCATGGAGTAACAGAAGTCATAAATATCACTACTATCGGTTAACACTATAACACTAGCGAGTGATTTTGACTGTATGCACTGATTGTAAACCCGCTGAATCATGGGAATTCCTGCTATCAAGGCCAGAGGTTTCCCTTCAAATCTAGTTGAATGGTATCTTGCTGGAATTAGTCCAACAACTTTAGTAGTTCTATCGGTCTCTGTATACTCTTTTCGCATACTACACCCCCTTCCACATCACCATAACCATAACTCGCACAGACAAAATCTATCCCTGCTCTCTCAGCAGCCTATCTATCAACGTCCATATCTCCAATATAAAGTGTATCACTTGGGTCAACATTACAGAATGCACAAGTGTAAAGTAGTTGGTCAGGTGAAGGTTTACCTCTCAGTCCTTGTTTAGGAGAACATACATAATCAAACGTTGCAATTCTTTGTAGTATTTTCTTTGTTCTATCGATATCTTTAGAAGTACAGATTGCAATCTTACGTTTTTTTATCACTGTAAGTGCAACAAGTAGTTCATGGACACCTTCAAATATCTCAATTTGGTCTAATAGTTCGAGAGAAGATTTATCATAGGTGTCTTTAATTGAAGAAGTGTATTCTATACCCAAATCTTCTATGATATCTCTGAATGGACGACCAATTCTTTTTTCATATTCACTAAATGGGACACTTATATCATGTATTTCACAAGTTTTTTCCCAAGATTGTTTCATATTTGGTAAAGAATCTATCAAAACCCCGTCTAAATCGAACATTATTAACTTTTTCATTTTACTAAGTGGTCTTCCGTAAGTATTCTGAACCCATATTTCCTATCTTGACAGTATTCGTTTGCAGCTTTGAACTTTGCTTGGTTAACAACGTAGGTTGCAACCTCGTTTAAGTATCTTTGAGTCCTTCTTTTGGGTTCTTTGGGTGGTGATAACTGTTTTTTGGGTTTCACTTCTATGATTTCCCGTATAACTTGTCCTTTTCCATTGACATACTTGATATAAAAGTCAGGAAAGTACCTATGAACACGTTTGTCTATTGGACTTCTGTATGGTATAATGATTTCTTCACTTCCCCATTCGATTATGCTCGGGTTATTATCACAATAGACCATGAATCTTCTTTCCCAAAGTGAACGATAGATAATTTTGGTGGGGTCACCCTTATATTTTTTATAGTTCTTTGGTTTAAACTTGCCCGAATAACTTTTTCTAGACATAAATAACACTAGTAATCATAATTTTTAATATTTAGGTTCAAAAAAACATGCCAAGTATAGACAAACTATTAAACAAAGTAAACCAGGCTGCAAGTGCAATCAAATCCTTTAAAGGAATCAAATCAAAATTCGAAGGTAAAGAGTATACTGGTTCGTATGCAAAAGACATGCTTGCAAGTGAAAAGGCAAAAGCACAAAAGTTATTAGACGATAGACGTGCAACACTTCAAACTAATCTTAATGCCTCAAACCTTTCAAAATCAGTTGCAAAAAAACCACCAGTCAAAAACATAAGAGATTTAACATATCCAGTTGGAGAAGATTTAGATTCGTATATAGTATTTGAAACTAGACCAAGAAAAGCAAGAGAGGGTAGTAATGCTAAAAATATTTTTAGTGGAGAAGAACAAGTTTCTATTGCATTGTATGTCCCCGATGAATTGTCTTTTGATACTAAAGTGACATATGAGAACGAAGGTATTGGTGCAAACAAAAGAAATCTTATTGATACCTTTGACGGAGGTGGTAATGGAATTCAATCATTTGGTAGTGGTTTAGAAGAAGCATTTCAAGGAATGGTAGATGCTGGTGCTAATGCTGTAACTGGTGGTGTTAAAAACTTTCTTCAAGGTAAAGCAAAAAATCCTATGGAAGAACAGTTTTTTAAAGGTGTAGAATTTAGAAGTCATTCATTTAGTTACGAGTTCTATCCTAAAAGTTCAGACGAAGCACGTCAAGTTGAAGATATTATTTGGTCATTTAAATCTGCAATGTTGCCTGATACTTTTGCAAATGCAGAAGCAGACGGAGCTGCAGAAGGATACTTCAACTATCCAAACATATTTAATATCTATTATGAAGGTTCTATTAGTCAAAGATTTGAAGACTTCTTACCTTCTGTTTTAACAGATTGCACGGTATCACATTCAACAAAACTATTTCATGACGGTTATCCAGTATCAACTGAATTAGGTCTTGAGTTTACTGAAGTTAAAGTTATTACACAAGAAACTTATCAACAAATATCTAAGTCAAAAAGAAAGTCAGATATTGGTGGTGGTCAATCTTCACTTGCATTAGGAAAAGATACTTATGGTGAAAAGATAGACGGAACAGGTTTCTTTGGAAGTAATGTAATGAGAGAAAAAACAAGAAATACTAGTGGTCAATTATCAACACCACCACAGCCTGGAAATAAAGGTGGAGGTAGAGGATAATGGCAACACAATTTTTTAAAAATTTTCCCGAGATTCAATACACATTAGATAGTGGTAAGGTCATTACCATTAAAGATTTCTTTAGGAAATCTAAGATTGACACTTCTGCAGTTAATAGTATTATAGATTATGAGTATTATGAATTACAAGAAGGTGATAGACCTGATGTAGTTGCAACTAATATATACGGTGATTCAGATTTACACTGGACATTCTTTTTAGTTAACGAAATGAATAACTATTATGACTGGTGGAAAGACAATAGAGCCTTTGAAAAATACATGTCACATGCCTTTGGTGGTCATTTCATAACGACACATAATAAATCAGATATCGTAAGTGCATCAGGTAAGTTCCTATTAGGTGAAACTGTATCATGTACAAGAGACGGAACAACAATAAGTGCAAAGGTAACAAAGGTAGAACCCAACTTTGCAAGAGTAGGAACAGAAGGGGATAAATTTCAAGCAAGTGAAATCGTAACTGGTAATATCAGTGGTCACTCTTGTACTGTAAAAAATGGAATCAATCAAACAGACGGAACTGCATATTACTATGATTTAAACGGTAATAAATCAAATACGTTTGTAAATGGTATGTACGAGAAAACAATCTATGATGATGAGTGGGAAAAAAATGAAGAAAAGAGAAAAATCAAATACATAAAACCACAATACATTAAAAGGGTAGTTAGAGAATTTAATAGAGTAATGAGTTCATAATAATGTCAGCAGGAAATTATAAAGCTGGTGAGTTTAGTATTGAATCACTTGCAATTGTAAACCAAGAAGACGAGTCGGTTGATATATCAAGCCTTGCAATAGGGGTCAAGTTATTTGAATCAATTTACAATAAGTTCACTACTGGTCATGTAAATGTTTTAGACGGATTGAATATACTAGGAAACTATAAATTTACTGGTCAAGAATACATTCGTATTTCAGTTGCACAAAAAGAAGGTATTGGTCAAGACCCCGAAAAGAAATTTACAATCGATAAAACTTTTAGAATCTATAAAGTTGAAAATGTCAAAAGACCAAAAGAGGCCTCTCAAATTTATCAACTTAGATTTTGTGACCCAAGAATGTTTTACTGTAGAAAGAAACGTTTGAGTAGAATGTTTAGAGGTTCATACGAAGAAATGTTACAACAAGCATTACTTGAAGAAGCAAATGTTAAACCACAAGAGTTTGATTGGTTTGAAGAAACAGAACCAAAGAACATGCAATTCATATGTCCTAACTGGACTGTTTCAAGATTTATTGACTATGTAGTCAACGAAGCAAACATTGGTGAAAATGCAGAATGGAAAAATGGTATGTTCTTCTTTCAAACACTTAATGGTGGATTTAGATTTAGTTCAATTGACACTATGTTGAAACGTGAGTTCCCAGTTCCGTTTTCATATAGACCAAGAAGTGCAGAAGAAACTTCTGAGTTAGACTTGAATGCAAAGGGTGGTTTAAACTCTATGATAAAATCATTCTACATACCACAACAATTTGATACACTTAGAGGAACAGCCAAAGGTGCATATGCTTCTATGCAAAAAACATACGACCCAATCAGAAAACAAGAAGTTGAGTTTGTGTATGATTTAGAAAAAACTATGAGTCGTGGAAAACACTTGTCAGGTTTCCCTTTAATAAGAACGGGTGAAATGGAAAGGTCATTAACACTTGAAAATCAAATTGACCCTTTGATATCACCTGCTGTGACAGAAGTAGATATTGACTTTCCACCAAATGAATCATACGATAGTAATGTCAGTTATGACTTTACAAGTTCACACCTATTTGATAATGTCGATACACTAGGTAGTGACGAAGTGTTCCAAGGATATAAGTCAGTCGACAATGCAAGATTAGAAAGAAATGCATTACTAGAAATACTACAACAAAATAAAATTGTAGTGACTGTACCTATGAGAACAGATTTAACAGTAGGGAATGTTGTTCAATTAGAAATACCACAACCCGAACCAACAAATAAAGAAGACAGATTAAATGACGGGAGATATCTGATTACTGATTTATCTATAGTCATGAGTGTTACCTCACAAGAAGGTGAAATGCATTTAGAATGTGTTAAAGAAAGTTTTGCAGCTAAGATTGCAGACGTAAAACCATTACAAGACGCAGACCCTGCGGAAGAAGTATTATAATGAAACATTTTTTTGGAATCGTAGAAGATAGAAACGACCCTCTTAAGATAGGAAGGGTTCGTGTTCGTATACATGGAATTCATACTGATAATAAATTAGAATTATCAACACCCGATTTACCATGGGCTCAAGTATTACTTCCTACAACTTCTGCTGGACTTTCGGGTATAGGAATGCAACATGGTTTAGTTGAAGGAACAACCGTGTTTGGATATTTTAGGGACACTGCAATGCAAGACCCAATTGTGTTTGGTGTTGCAACTGGTATACCTCAAACAGGATATAAGGTTGATGCATTCGGAAATGAATTATCAAGAAGTGTGGAAAAGGGTTTTAATGACCCACGTAGATTAACGGTTGCAGATTATAAAGGAACACCTGATGCACCAAATCCCGAACAAGATTCAAGACGACCACATGGTCTAACAAGTGCAATCGATACACAACCTAAGTCACCAAAAAAATTAACAATTAATTATGATGCAACAGGTTCGACTATTACAGAAGGAACAGTCACTAAAGATATGCTTCCCTACTATCCATTATACACTGGAGAGTCAGATGTGTCAAGTCTTGCACGTGGTGATTCTGTATTAGATAAGAAGATTGAAATAAAAGGACATACAATTCCCGATTCAGTTGCACAACCAGTATATCCATATAACAAAGTGTATCAATCAGAGTCGGGTCACGTTATTGAAGTGGACGATACAGTTGGTAAAGAAAGACTTTCAACTTATCATAGGTCAGGAACGTTTCAGGAGGTTCACCCTGATGGAAGTGTAGTGCAACGAATCGTAAATGATAATTATCAGATAGTTGCAAAGGACGATAAGATTTATATAGCTGGTAATGCAGACTTAACAGTAGAGAAAGGAAACGTGACAATCAATGTTAACACTGGTAATGTAGATATGAAAGTGTTAAAGGGTAATGTCACTTCAGAGATTACAGAAGGAAATCTAAAAGCAGATATCCTCAAAGGAACAACAGACGTATTATCAGAAGGTAAGATTACAATCACTGGTAATAACAAAACAGAAATTATATCAGACACAACAGTCACGGGAACACTTACAGTATCAGGTGCAACCACTTTACAATCGACATTAGATGTCACTGGTAAACAGACAAATTCAAGTAGTATTACTGCAAGTGGAGAAGTCAAAGGTAAGGGTGTCAAACTTTCAAC